GTTGTCCCATCAGGATACAAGTACGCTGACATCTATGCTTGCAGTGGGGGAGGAGGGGGAGGTTCTGGCATGAACACTTCAGGGAATGCTTCTGGTGGAGGAGGAGGTTCGCACGGCGTTTTCTGCTACAGAGAAAAGGTGTATGTTGAAAATACACAACTTAGCTACACCATTGGGCCAGGTGGAGTTGGAGGGACTCAAGACTTGTTAACTGGAATTGCAAACCCTGGCACAGCAGGCGGTGGAACGGTTGTCCAATTTGGTTTCCCTCCACCAGGAGGAAGTGCGTCAGCAGTAATTGCAGATTGTGGATACTATGTTAACTCTGGAGCATTAAACAACAGTGGGGGAAGCGCAGCGTCACCAAGCGGGGCTTCTGGAGGATTCATAAATTTCTCTCAGGCTTGGCTCCAAAACACTCAATTTGGAGGGGCGTCAACGAGCGCAACGGCTGGAAGTCAGGCCGTAAACTCAACGCTTTACACACAAACAACATATGTTTCGTCAGGTGGCGGGGGCGGCGGTGTAAGCAGCGTAATAGCTCCAAATACATTTGATGGGGGAAACATATTGGACAACAACTACGTTTTATACGGTTCAGCAACGCCATTGAATTACGCTGGGATAACAGGCTCATCAAGCACGATTGATGCAACGAGCGTATCTGGGAATCCAACTTTGAATATATTCTGGGGAGGCGCAGGTGGCGCGGGAGCCGATCCATCAACAGCTATTTCTTCTGGCGCGGTGTTTAGGGCTGGAAACGGAGCAAATGGGGCTTTTGGATGCGGCGGCGGGGGAGGCGGGTCAATGTTCGACCTATCAGGCAACTTTAGCACATATACTGGCGGGAACGGTGGAAACGGAGGAGATGGATTTATACTGATGTACCTCTACAAGTAATATGCCTAAATCCGTATCACTCTCTGTAGGTCGCGGCGAAAAGCTCCCAGCCTCCAAAGGGGCAGGGCTGACCGCTAAAGGTCGCGCTAAATACAACGCAGCAACAGGCTCCAAGCTCAAGCCTCCAGCTCCAAGTCCCAAGACCAAGGCAGACGCAGGCCGTAAGGCCTCGTTCTGCGCAAGGATGAGCGGGATGCCTGGGCCTATGAAGGATGAGAAAGGCCGGCCTACGCGCAAAGCTGCTTCACTCAAACGCTGGAACTGCAAATGAAAAAAGGACTCTACGCCAACATCCACGCCAAACGCGAACGCATTGAAGCTGGCAGCAAAGAGCGGATGCGTAAGCCGGGTTCCAAGGGAGCGCCGACCGCAGCCGCGTTCAAGGCATCAGCAAAGACCGCCAAGAAGAAGTAAATGGAAGTACCGGTACTCAGCGGAATCTACACAAATGGAGCAAGCGACTTCCGTCGCAGCTACCCGCGCAACCTCGTACCGGTCATCCAGCAAAACGGCATCAGCAACGGTTACCTGAGGCCGGCTGATGGCATTGTGCAGTTCGGCACAGGCCCAGGACTCGACCGAGGCGGCATTGAGTGGAAAGGCACGCTGTACCGCGCCATGGGCACCAAGCTCGTCAGCGTGGATGTTCTCGGCGGCGTCACGGTGTTGGCTGATATTGGTGGGTCAGGGCAAGTCACCTTCGACTACTCAACCGACCTGCTTGCAGTGCTGTCAAACGGTACGTTGTACTACTGGAACGGCACGGTTCTGACCCAGCTTGCAGACGATCCTGAGCTTGGGCCGCTCATCGACTTTTGCTGGGTGGACGGGTACTTCTTCGTCACCGACGGCTACCTGCTGGCTATTACCAGCATCAGCGACCCAACGGTCATCTCGTACAAAGCGACCAGCGAGGCCGACCCAGACAGCGTTATCTCCATTCAGAAGTTCAGGAACGAGGTCTATGCGGTTAACCGACACACCATCGAGCTCTTCAACAACGCGGGGCTTGCAGGGGACTTCCCGTTCGTGCGCGTTGAGGGAGCCCAGATACAGCGAGGGGGTGTGGGAACGTACACCTCATGCGTCTATCTGGATGCTATGGCATTCGTCGGAGGCGGGAGAAACGAGCAGGTCTCGGTATGGCTCGCGACTGGGGCAAACACGGTTAAGGTCTCAACCCGTGAAATTGACCAGATTCTGGCAAGTTACTCTGAAACTACTCTGGCTCAGATTGTCTGTGAAACGCGTCTTCACGATGGACTGAACCACCTGTACATTCACCTTCCTGACCGCACGCTTGTGTACGACGGCACAGCCTCGCAAATCGCCCAACAGGCCGTTTGGTTTGTGCTCGCAGACGGCATTGTTGGCAACAACGGCTACCGCGCACGCAACTTTGTGTACGTCTACGACAAGTGGGTGTGTGCTGACACCACAACGGCGAACCTCGGCTACACGGTAGACACCATCTCGTCGGTGTGGGGAAACTTGACCGGCTGGCAGTTTGAAACACAGATTTTCTACAACGAAGGTAAAGGTGCTATTTTCCATGAGATGGAACTTGTTGCACTTACTGGGCGGGTGGCGCTTGGCGTTGACCCAACCATCTTTGCAAGCTACTCAGCAGACGGTCTGACTTACTCGGTCGAACGCGGCATAAAGGCCGGTAAGATTGGCGACTACTACAAGCGCCTGACGTGGATGCGTAACGGTCGCATGGGAGATTGGCGAACGTACCGGTTCCGTGGGACGAGTGACGCGCATATGTCCATCGCACGACTTGACGCAAGGCTCGAACCACTTGTCTGGTAATGGCGAACCGCATCAATCTCAACCGAAACGACCTAGCAAAGTTCTTGCCTGATCAACGGGCAATCCGAGCTTTCGAGGAACTCTTTGCCAGCGTCCCTACAGCCACCGAAGCGAACGAGTTCGAGTCCGCCGGCGCTCAAGCAAATGCACAGCAGGCGCTGGACTCCATCGAACGCCTCTCAAGGCTTGTTGAACTATATGCCACAGCTCCCGCGCCAGAACCACTGCGCCAGCTTCGGTATGGCACCTTTTATGATACGACAACGCAAACGTCCACGGTCATAAACACGCCAAAGGCCGTCACATTCAACTCAACAGACTTGAGCTTCGGCGTGCGCATTGGAACGCCTGCAAGCCGCATTTACGTCGATTCTGAGGGCATATACAACTTCCAGTTCTCAATGCAGTTGGACAAGACCGCAGGAGGCGTCGGTTTGTTCTACCTGTGGGCGGCTATCAATGGCATTAACCAAACCAATTCTGCAACGCAGGTTCGTCTTCAAGGCAACAACGCGGAAAGTGTTGCGGCATGGAACTTCGTGTATAGAATGAACGCGGGAGATTACATTGAGTTTGTTTGGTCATCGGACGTGACAGACCTCGAAATCAAGGCTTTTACCGCAGCCCCACCGGTGCCTGGTATTCCGTCCGTTATTCTCACCGTAACAACTGTCCCGCTGTATGGCCGTTAACGTCAAAAACATCATCCCGCCCAAGCAGGCTGAGGCTTCGCAGACGACTCAGTACACGGCGTCTAATGCCAAGTGCATCATCGACAAGTTTACCGCTACGAACACTTCTGCCAGCAATGTGAGGTTGTCGGTCAACTTGGTTCCTTTGTCAGCTTCCGTAGGTGACGCAAACTTGATTCTCGACGCCAGAACGATTTTTCCAAACGAGACCTACACTTGCCCGGAACTCGTCGGACAGGTTCTTGAAGTAGGCGGACGCATATCGACCCTAGCAAGCGCAGCCGTTTCAATCACCATTACTGCTTCGGGGAGGGAAGTGACGTAATGAGTGTTTTGGAAGAAAATGAACTGACGTTTCAGCGTGAAAGATTTACTCAAGAGTTTGAGGTTGAGTCTTTTCCTCTTGGAGAAATGCATCACGAAGAAATTGGAGGAGCAATCAAAGACGTTAAGATTCGTGTTCCAAGAGAGATGTATGAGAATCTTGACGAAAATGACTCTTTGCGTATTTACACGTTAAGAAAAAATGGGGTTTTGATGGGTTACAACATATTTGTTGTGATTATGCATCCAGAGTATTCAAGGCTAACAGCTCAACATGATGTCATGTTTTTGCATCCAGATGTTAGAATTGGATTTAATGCGTTAAAATTTTTGAAATGGTGCGACAATCAACTTAAAAATGAAAATGTGTTATATGTTACTCAACACGTTACTGTTTCAAAAGATTACAGTCCTATCTTAAAAAG